CAGACATAGGAGGAAATTCAAATTTTACTGGTATTTCTCTTCCTACTAATATCCTTAGATTAGTAAGCCATTTTTCCACACGTTTTTCTAAATAATCACCATTCTGAAAAATTCGTTGTGTTACAGCTTCTAAAGGAGAAGACACCATCTGCCCATGATAAATTAACCATACAGCTCTATCACACTTATTACTTAAAGTAGACGGATGGAATACTCCAGACCTTGGAGAATCCATAGTACCCCCTAAATACTCATCTAATAAATCTACTAGCCAAATATCTTCTCTATATTTATTTAATTTGGCTGACTTAATTTGTTCAATTCCTGCCATAATTTTTCCTTTATATCTTTTTTTGTTTTTTCTTTAATATGTATTATATGCTTAACTTCGTCTTGCTCTAATAAAAAAGCATCTCTTTTGCTGTCTCGCTTCTGAAAATGACCATATATGCCATCTGCTTCAATTACTGTCTCAATCTCAGCTATATAGAAATCTACTGTATAAGGAGGAAATTCTGTTTGGTCAGAATATCTTAAACCAGACTCAGATAAAAGTCCTGCTATAATATTTTCCTGTTTAGTATAATCTCTAGGTGGAGAGTTCATTTTCCATTTCTTGGTAAACTTTAGGATTAGCTGTAAAGAAATTTCTTAATCCATTCATTCCTTGTATTCTATTATCTTTGTATGTATACCAAGCACCATTTTTCTTTATTAAATCTTGTGCTATAGCTTCCCTCATATTACATTCTATGATATCAATACCCCCCTCTACCCTAAAAGGCACAAGAACATTTTCCCAATTATGTCCCCCTGCTTTTGTTTTTTTCAATCTAACATCTATATCAAAACCTAATTTACGTTTAGTCTTTTTCCCTTCTAATTCTTCCTCTAGCCAACCGCCCTTTTTTAATTCCAACATAACATGAGCAAAGTATATTTGTCCCTTTCCTCCCGGCATCGATTGAAATTGTGATGGACTTAAAGAATCTCTCACTTGATTTATAACCACTAGAGTAGACCCATGTCTTAAACTATTCACTAGTTTAGGTAAGGATTGGTTTATAAATCTAGATTGCCATGCTATAGGACTATAAGAAAAATCTCCTGCTTCTATATTTTCAGGAACTAATCCTGCTAGACTATCTAAAACAATAATATCTACACCCTCTCTCATAAAATCTCTCATCTTATCTAAAGCATGTTCACCATTTTTTGGTTGTACCATCAATACTTCATCAGGATTTACCCCAGCTTTAGCAACCCACTCTCTATCCCACGATAGTTCTGTATCTACCCAAGCCGTTAAACCACCTTGTTTCTGTACAGTATTCAATAGACGTAAAGCTAAATAAGATTTACCTACATTAGAAGGGCCATGTATAAGAGATATCCTTTTTGTAGGAATTCCTCCACCAGTTAATTTATCTAGATTAGGAATATTAAAAGGAATTCGTGAATACACAAACTCATCATCATTCCCCAACTTCAAATTTTTATCATTCTTTAACAAAGTGTCCATTATTTCTTTTGCGCTTTGTTTCATTCAATATCTCCTTGTGAATTTTTAACTAACATCTCTGCCCAAGCAAAATAAACAGCACATAAAACAATGAGTTTTCTAAGTAATTGTTTCTCAGAGGCTTGGTATATCTCTTTAGCGACTTCTCCACTTTTCTCTGTGGCTATCACATGCCACCATTCATTGGAGTAATCTTCTTGGTCTTTCCATACAGAATCTTGAAGCTCTCTTTCTTTTAAGATAGCTTCTAAAACTACTATACGACCAAGCTCAGACATATTTATCCAGTATTCTTCTTCTTCTTTAGTAGCATACTATCAATTTGTGAATCTACTTTCTCTTTAATAGTACCCCAAACTATATCTGCTACATCATTAGATGAATCTAATTGAGGTTGAAGAGGTAGTTCAGTATCAATCTGGTCATAAGTAAGGTCTACTCTACCATATTGATTCTGGTCTAATGGCTCTACTCTGAATGTAAATCCTAAATGTACGCTAACTTTTGACATATTTATTCTCTCCTGTATTTAATATAAAACCTATTATACTCTATCTATATCTGATTAGCAACTGTGAATATTTTACTAATTGGTATAAGAACTAAAGTACTTTGTTTATCATCCCCACCCATTTTAATCACAGCTTTTTCTTGGTCTAATAATTCATTAACCAATTTTCTTAAAGTAGCAACCTCAAACATCAACGTACAAAATTGTTGACCATTATAGTCAAGAATATGCATCCAATACTTAGATTCAGTAGTTCTAAGACCACTATCTTCATTCCTATACTTTATCTCTATAGCAATATTTCCTGTAGTGAACCATGTATCACGCTCTGTTTTTACTTCAATTTTCTCATTTAGGAAAATATCAGCAACTTTCTGCTCCCTAATTTCCCCAAATTCTAAATCATGCTTAAAATTTTTATTAAACTGTACCATCTTATAATTCATACTCCCATCTAATCTTAGCTGCTGTGGACTGTAAAGGAGTCCGTTTTCGTTTTGAAGTAGTCCAATCTAATAAAGGAGTCTGTTGAGGAGCCTGTGTCCAGTTAGATGCTTTATATATAGTTCCTAAATGGGCTTCTGTATCCTGATAGGAAATTAATCGTATCAACTCTGGAAATCGTTCCTTAATATCCTTTATCATAGTTGCTATAACAAAGGAGGCTGTATTTCTAGGACATACATCAGATAAAGCAAGTCTTCTTAACTCTAATAACTTATCCCCATCCTTGAATCTATTGGCTGCTACAGGTGAAGACCATATACCCACACCTATTATTGCTTGCTTATATTTGAATGCATAGCATATATAATGCTTATTTCTTACAACATTTGACCAATGGATGTCTGGTAGTTTGGAATGCCATAGTTCATTCAACATACAAGCGATTTGCGCTCGTGTTTGTTCAACTACTATATCTTTTACTGTTATGTCCGTGTTATCCCCCTTATTTTTCTTCAATGGATATACCCCCTTCTTAGGGGGGTATATCCATTGATTCTTTATTTATCTAAATATTCCAGATAATCATCCTCTTCCATATATTCTGTTGGAATAGTAAAATCCTTTTTTGATGCCCATGAAGGAGAACAAATTTCCATATCCACTACCAAAGGAATATCTAAACTATTTGTCTCCAATAAAGATTTTATAACAAATGGTATAGTATCCAATTCAGAGTTATGAATCTCGCAGATAATCTCATCATGAACTTGAAGTAGGATATTACTCTGCTTATCAGCAAGGTATTTATCTATCTCTATCATTCGCTCACTTAGAATATCAGCACTAGTTCCCTGTACTAGATAATTTACTGCTTTGTAAGCAACAGCTTTAGGCAATTTATATACACGCCCATACCTATTTTTTACAAAACCCCATTGTTCAATTTTTTTAGTAGCATCAGTAAAAAATTTCTTTGAACCTTTCATGGCACTAAAATACTGTCTTTTATAAGCCCCTGCTTCTGTAGGAGAAACTCCTAATTGTTCAGCAAGTTTTTTATTTCCAATACCATAAATAGTTACAAATGTAATAGCTTTAGCCATTTGTCTAAACTCCTTAAAACGTTTATCATCTTCAGTTATACCGAAAGCTAATTTAGCTGCTTCAGTATGAAAATCTACATCCTGTTTCTTTAACATAGCTTCTGTAACCTCATTAAGAAAATAAGAAAGAAATACTCTAACTTCCATCTGAGAATAGTCAAAACTAATTAATTGATAATCAGGTCTAGATATAAATAGTCTTCTAATCGCTATTTGATTATCATCTGAATCGTCATATGATTCATCTCCTACAAAAGACCAAGTTTCCAAAACTTCTTTTGATATAGAATCAGGAATAGATATTCCTTTTGAAGCAAACAAACTTTTAATTTTAAGATACAGATTTTCAGCTTCTTCATCAGTTAAAGAAACTCCTTCCATCTTAAAATGATTTCTAGGTATATTCTGTAAATTAGGATTACGGCTAGATAATCTACCTGTAGATGTTCCCCAATTACAAAATACAGTCCTCATAATCTCAGAATTTAGGTAAGGTTTTATATAAGTAGAATTTAGTTTCCTTAAAGTTCTATACTGTCTGAGTAACCCTGCTATAGGATGATTAATATTAATCAAAGTAGCTTCATCCCAAGAATCAGCACCTGTAGCAGTCTTCGTTGGAGACTCTATTCCCATACTATTAAAAACCTTTCCTACTTGCTGATAACTTAAAATATTAAATTCTTTTTCTAAATCATGTTCAACAGAAGTAGAAGGAATATCAGCACGCCATTTTATACGACCTGACATATTTAATATTTGTTGCTCTACTTCATCAAGACGTTTCAATACTTTTTGTTGAGCCTCTTCTGCATACTGTTCATCTACAGCAATTCCTCTTCTTTCAGTATTAAATAAAACTTTTGTAAGGTCACATTGCATCTCATAAAGATTGGTTTGCTTAGATTTAATAATCTTTTTTAAACAATCATTATATAATCTAGTAGTTAACTCAACATCTTTCTCGCAATAAGGCCCTAAAAAAGTTGGTGGTGACAAAGAATAATCCTTATCCCACTTTTTCTTTCTTAATTCAAGTTTTGTGTCAATATCGTATTGTACTGCTCCAATACCATAATGCCTTGTTCCTACAGACGTTAAACTCATTTGTGTAAACATGGCTTCTGCTGTTTCTGCCGGTTCAATTAACCGAGCCATTACGATAACGTCAATTAGTTTTTTATCGGAAAAATCTACTCCTTCCTTCTCTAAAAAACGAAAATCGAATTTACAGTTAAAACCTATAAAAGTATCCACAGAATCATTGAGAAAAGCTACTACTTCTTTTAAATGCTCAATATCAAGATTCTCTCCTTGCTGATGCCTAAAAGGATAGTACTGAGTTAAAGTACCATGATGGTCTCCGACCCCCAAGCCACAAATTTGATTGTAGCTATAGGGGTCTTTGCCATTAGTTTCTACATCAACAACAAGAGTTTTCTCTGCATTATAAGAACTAATAACTTCCTTTAATTCTGCAAAATCAGAATCAAAAGTAGCCTTAGTTACTAGAGACACTTAGTAAGTAGTTTCCTCAGATGAGTGTCCATTAGCAGTATTATGAATCGTCATCATATCCATATCTTCTTCAGTCAGAGGTTTACCATACCTCTCTAAATTGTACTCTTTAATTGTCTGTAAATCAGATGCTTCTGCTTTTCTTGCTGCAGGAATCTTTTCTTTTTTAGTTGTAGCCATAATAGCATAAGAAGTATCTAGACCAATACCATTACGCTTAACTCTAATTACTCCTTTATTTAAACTACCCCAATCACCATAAATTTCTACTAGCTGATTCCAGACATAATCCCCTCTACCAAAAGCTAACTGAACTATTCTATAATCATCAATTACTTCTTTGAACATCTTTACTCCAGATGGAGTCTCTACTTCTTCCCACTCATCATTTCTTTTGTCCACATGGAAAATATAATGTGCATATACCCACAAACCAAATCTATGAGAAGCTCTAGTATCCTCTGGAACACCAGTTGCATCTACTGAAGAATCTTGTAATAGACTACGGAATCTATTACCTATTCTAAAGGTATACATCCATAATTCATCTACTAGCTTGTCATCGTCTGCTCCACTAGCAACTGATGTACAAAAAAGTTGTTCTCCATCCTTGAGCCAAACCTCTGTATGTTTTGTTTCTTCTGTCTTAGGATTTTTTAATTCATCCCTTCTCTGCTGAATCTTCATGATTCCACTCATATCTATATACTCCCTCGCCATAAGGCTTTATTTTTTATTACTTTCTTTAAAAGTTCTTTATTAGGTATTTCCTGTAAATCTTTATATATATCAGGTATGTTTATATAAGATAACATAAATAAACCTTCCATGTCAAGTGTTGCTCTATCAATTCCTCTTTGACCTGCTTCATCATTATCTAAACACAATACTACTTCACTAGGATATAAGGAACGTATTAAGCTTACTTGTGCTTTACTTATCCTTGCTCCTAATATAGCTACAGTGGGGTATCCATGATAATCCATCCACATGGCATCCAAAGCTCCCTCAACTATATATAATGTACCAACTGATTGAAGATGGTTTATACCATACAAAAGTTTACTTTTCTTCAATCCTTTAGAATACATATATTTTGGGGTAGCTTGAATTCTTCTAGTTATCCAACCTGAAGTAGTACCCTCTTTAGTTTTTATAGGAATTACTAAATCATTATAAGAATTAACCTTACAATCCCATTTATCTAAAATGCTTTTAGTAAAACCTCTTTTAAATATCCAATGATTAGAAGGAATGTCTACTAAATTATCCCCATAATCAATAATAGAATCACTATCTTCTTCTTCTACGGATGGTTTATCCTCAAAATCAGAAAAATCTATCTCCCATGTTTCATTAGTTTCTATCTCTTTCCAAGGTTTTCCTGAAAATTTTGAGATGAAATATTCTAGTTTGCCCCCTCCACATCCTGCATGACAATGCCACTCACCTCGTTCTACATTGATACTTAATGAAGGAGTATTGTCATGGTGAAAAGGACAAACTATATCAAATTGAATTTCATCTGAGATTTGGACTCCGTATTTGATTAATATAGAAGCCCAATCCATCATCGGTCTTTTTTATTCTTTCTTAAAAAGCGTACCACTTCATTCTCATACCCACGAGAATCTTTAGCAATTCCCTTTTTAATATCTCCAACAGTAATTTCTATAGGTTCTTTACCTAATCCTTTACTGGTCAAAGATTTTACTATTACTCCATCGTCATCTTCTGTAAACCAATCTAAAATGCCCATATCTACACTCCTATTAAAAAATTATGTACTCATTTGCATCCAATCATAATCTGGTAGTTCTTTTATATCCCCACAATCTAAATTCCAATCCATGACAGTAGTATCTTTTGCTAACTCACCATCACGATATTTTTGAAATTGTACCATGCGTTTTTTATCATCATTTTCTAAAGCACACATAGCCATAGCAACGTCAGCTGCTCTAATTAAAGCATCCCCAAAAGCTACTTGGTCAGCCCTTGGAGGAATAAACATATTAGATGCTTCTCTAGTAGCTTGAGTTGATACCATAATTGGAGTATCTGTAGCTGTAGCAAGATTCTTTAAACCATAGAAAAGCGCATGAGACTGTTCCCATACAGCTTGTCTTCTATCTCCAGTAGAAACTAGATATACCCCATCAATAACTACAAAATCAGGTTTATGTTTTCTTACAAGACTAGCAATAGCTTGAGTAGATATACCCATTTGTCCTGCTATATGGTCACAAACCAACAAAGATTTATTATTAGCATCCTGTAAAAACTTTGTATATTCTAATTCATCTATTTTATCTCCTCTACGAAGAGCTGAGTGAGATAATTTATAACCCATCATGTTACCTAATACTACATCTGTTCTCATGTTAATAGCTCTAGTAGGCATTTCGGTAGAAATCAATAAAGTTCTAAAACCTTTAGTGACAGCCGTAGCTGCTGCATGAACACACATCCATGTTTTACCTATAGTAGGTCTAGCAAACATAGCTATTAATTCCCCTTTCATCCAACCTACTCCAGTATCATTTATAGTTTTGAAACTGGTAGGTATTCCCATCATACCCTCGCCCATTTCTCGTATTTTAGTTCTCTGTTTCCATTCACTTAATCTATCTAAATTACCAGTATCATAACTTTGAACATCTTCATCATAAATAACTTCAATATCAGTTAGGTTTATCATGATATTAGATAAAGCTCTTTTAGGATTTTTATAAACTAAATCCATTTCATTTTTAACAGCTTTTATTACTTTTCTTTGTAATACATGGCTTTTAAATTCCTCTTTAGCATAATCAAAATTAACGGATTGGGCTTCTTTTGCTAACAAAGGAAACTCTTTAAACAGGTGTTCTGGAGAAGGAAATTCCCCATATTTTTCCCAAAACTTAACTACATATGCATAAGCAGAACCATGTGTAGCAAAATCTTTTTCTACATATTTAAAATCATTTAAATTAGCTTTTGAATCAAGACCAAAAATAATAGCCGATTCTACATAGTCATAATTATCTTTTCTTGACATTACGTCTCACTCTCCTTTTCTATACAAAACTCTGTTACTTTCATCGTGTACAAAGCATAATACACCAGACGTATCAGTCTTGTCAACTACCAGTTTTGCTTCGGAAAAAGAAGCATATTCACCAATTAATGATACGTCACCTGACGTACTATCCATAACAAGTACCTTAAACGTTTGTTTTGGGTTTGGTTTTTGTATTAGTTTTCCTCTTCTTCTTCGATTTATTTTTGGCATTAGCCCACTTCTTTAATTCATTTAAAATTTCAGTACGTTCTATGTTTTGAGACCCTCTAGGAAGCCATACAGAATCTAAAATTTCAAACTTTCTCCATAGTTTTTTAATTTCATTATCAGCAAATTGCTTAACTGCCCAATAAACTACAGGAGGATAGGGAGTTACATAATATTTTAACCCTGCTATAAAAAACCGTATAGTAACTGACCTATTATTCTGTTCTATACAATTTATTGTGGCACAAACTATCTGAGCTGCTCCATTTTCTTCTATAGCCTTTCTGATTAATTGCATTTCATCGTTAATAAAACCAACTCCTCTATAATCTATTCCATGTTTCTCTTTATACAACTTCATAAAAAAGGTGTATATGTCTCGTTGGTTGTAATCGGACAAAATTTTTGCAGTCATAATTGTATTTTTCCACGCAAAGACTGCCTAATTTTATAAGCAGACTCCCCCAAATCTTCAGTAATCTCTTCCATAGTAAGTCCATATAAACGCAAAGAAATAAAAGCCCTTTCTTTTGGCTCAAGCTTTTGTGAATCCAACCACGCATCCATCTCTACTTGTTCATAAGTAGCTGCCTCATCAGAAAACATATTTTCTATAATACCAGTATCAACCCATATTCTAAAAGGAGATAAAAATGGTAAATATCCGACTGGACTATTATCATCACCTAACTTTTCAAAAGACATGGCTGTAGGAGATTCCTTTGGAAGAAGTTCTTTACAAAGAACACATTTTTTAACTTGTTTGGTATTAGATTTTCCACAACTACTGCAAATTACTCTACTTTTGTTCTGCTTACTAATTAAAGTAATTATAGTATTAACCATAGTTCTATGTAGATAAGTATGAAATATAGTAGATGCATCACTTCTATAAGATTTAGCTGCTTTAATTATAGCTATTCGTAATTCTTGAGCTAAATCTTCTTTGGTCATGCCCGGAACAAACCATACCAAAAGCATTCTTTGAATTTTAGGTTCCCATTTTCGGATTAATTCTTCATTTATTTCCATAGAAGAATCCTGTTTTACCTAAT